GCTAGAGGTAATTTTGGATGGGCTAATGGAAAAGTAGACAGCAAAGTTGTTTGGCAACCAAACTTAAAAGGTAGATTTTATATATCATGGATACCACCTGTTAAGTTTCAAAATAATATAATAAATAAAAGTGGTATTAAATATCCAGGTAATGATGGTCTAGGCGCGTTTGGTTGTGACTCATATGACATATCAGGAACAGTAGGCGGTGGAGGTTCTAATGGAGCTTTACATGGTTTAACTACATTTTCAATGGATCCTTTAATACCTAGTACTAAGTTTTTTTTGGAATACATAGCTAGACCTCAAACTGCTGAAGTATTTTTTGAAGATGTGTTAATGGCGTGTGCATTTTATTCAATGCCAATATTAGCTGAAAACAATAAACCAAGATTATTATATCATTTTAAAAGAAGAGGTTATAGAGGTTTCTCTATGAATAGACCAGATAGATTAAGAAACAAGCTATCTAAAACAGAATTAGAATTAGGAGGTATTCCAAATACCTCAGAAGACATAAAACAAGCACATGCAGCTGCTATAGAGTCTTACATAGAAGAATATGTAGGTTCTAGAGAAGAAGATCATGGCAATATGTTTTTTCAAAGAACATTAGAAGATTGGGCTAGATTTGATATATCAAAGCGAACAGCTCATGATGCCTCTATTAGTAGTGGTTTAGCTCTAATGGCCTGTAGAAAACACATGTACAGACCTAACGCAGAACGAACAGTAAAAAAACTTGACTTTGGTTTTTCTAAATATAATAACAAAGGATCAAGAAGTGAGATAATAAGATAAATATGGCAGTAACAACAGGGCAATACAGCTCATTCCCGAGTCAGGCAGTTTCCGACGCTGAAAAGCGTTCAGATGAGTACGGCACGCAGGTAGCTAAAGCTATTGAACAAGATTGGTTTAATAGAGACGGCAACGTAGGAAGGTATTATCAGTCTTCTAATCAATACCACATGCTTAGACTATATGCTAGAGGTGAACAGTCTATAGGTAAGTATAAAGATGAATTTTCTGTAAATGGAGATTTGTCTTACTTAAACCTAGACTGGAAGCCTGTACCTATTATACCTAAGTTTGTTGACATAGTTGTTAACGGTATGCAAGATAGACTTTTTTCTATAAAAGCTGTAGGACAAGATTCAATATCTACAGATAGAAAAACTAAATTTGTAAAAGGTATAGAACAAGATTTAGCTGCTAGAGAACTTCTTAAAGTTATGGAAGCTGAGCTAGGCCAAGCGCCTAGAAATGTTCCAGAAGAAGAACTTCCTTTAAATAGTGAAGAGTTTCAATTGTATATGCAGTTAAACTATAAACAAGGTATTGAAATAGCTGAAGAACAGGCAATTAATAATATTTTTTTAACAAACAAATATAAAGAAATAAAAAAACGTATTGACTATGATTTAGCTGTTCTTGGAATAGGTGCTAGTAAATGTACTTTCAATAACACTGATGGTATTAAACTAAACTATGTTGATCCAGCTAACTTAATATGGTCTTACACTGAAGATCCAAATTTTAGCGATTGTTATTATTTTGGTGAAGTAAAAAGAGTTAAATTAAATGAATTAAAAAAAGAATTTCCTAGTACTTCAAATGAAGAGTTTAGGGAATTAGCTAGACAAAGTTATGACTGGACATCTTACAATGATACCTCTAATAATCAAAACAATAATGATGACAATATTGTTTCAGTATTATATTTCAACTGGAAAACTTGGGAAAACAACGTATATAAAATAAAAGAAACATCTACAGGTGGTAAAAAAGCAATTGAAAAAGATGATTCATTTGATCCGCCAGAAGATGAAAACGTAAGATTTAATAAAGTAGCAGAAGCTGTTGAGGTTGTGTATGAAGGTGTTTTAATACTAGGTTCAAATGAACTTTTAAAATGGAAAAAAGCATCTAACATGGTTAGACCTAATGCTAACACTAATTTAGTTTTAATGAACTACGTTGTTAGTGCTCCTAGAATATATAGAGGATCAATAAGTTCATTAGTATCTAAAATGATGCCTTATGCTGATCTAATACAGTTAACGCATTTAAAAATGCAACAAGCTATTCAAAGAATGACACCTTCAGGTGTTTATTTAGATGCAGATGGTTTAGCTGAAATAGATTTAGGTAATGGAACTAATTATAATCCTCAAGAAGCTTTAAACATGTATTTCCAAACAGGATCTATTATAGGTAGATCACTTACTGTTGATGGAGATCAAAACTTAGGTAAAGTTCCAATTACAGAACTTCCTGGAGGTGGTGGTGGACAAATTCAAATACTTGTTGGCGCTTACAATCAATACATTCAGATGATGAGAGATATCACTGGGTTGAATGAAGCTAGGGATGGTTCTGATCCAGATCCAAAAGCTTTAGTTGGTGTTCAAAAGCTAGCTGCAGCTAACAGTAATGTTGCTACTAGACATATACTAGACAGTAGCATGTATATAACTACTAGATTAGCTGAAAACATTGCTTTAAGATTTAAAGATGTTTTAGAATATCATCCTACTAAAAAAGCTTTTATAAGTGCTTTAGGTCCGTTTTCAGTAGGATCTTTAGAAGAAATGAAAGACATGCATTTACATGAATTTGGTATATTTTTAGAATTAGAGCCTGATGAACAAGAAAAAGCTTTAGTTGAGGCTAATATTCAAGTAGCATTAGCTAGTGGTAGTATATTTTTAGAAGATGCTATAGATGTTAGAGAAATAAACAACATACAATTAGCAAATCAACTGTTGAAATATAGAAGAATACAAAAACAACAAGTTGATCAGAAACAAGCGCAAGCAGCAAGTGCAGCTCAAGCGCAAGCACAAGGTCAAGCTCAAATCGAAGTTGAAAATGCTAAAACACAAGCAGAACAAGTTAAAACTGAATCTAAAATTCAATATAGAACAGCAGATATTGAATTAGAAATTAAAAAATTAGAAATTGAAGCTAGAACTAAAAGAGAATTAATGCAGTTTGAATATGAATTAAATGTGCAATTAAAAGAATTAGAATTAAAAGCTCAAAAAGAATTGGTTGAAAAACAAAATCAAACTCAAAAAGACGTTGCGGCTATGAAAACCTCAACAGCAAGTTTGTCAGGACCACCTAGTAGTGGTAAACCAGCAAAATCTTTTGAATCAAAAGGTAATGATGTACTAGGAGGTATTGATTTATCAAGATTTGAACCAAGATAACAAACAATAACTATTATATTATATTATGGAAGAAAAAGTACAAGTACAAGCCGTGCCAGAAGCTGCTGCGGATGCAATGCCACAAAACGAAGAACAAGTTGTTTTAGAACAAGCTGTTGAAAGTGGTGAAGTAGATAAAGATTATGGTCTTCAAGACGATGGTGTTTATAAAGTAAATTTAGATAAACCTTTAAATACGGAAGAAGATGCCATTCAAGAGCAAGAAACAACGAAAGTATCTGTGGATGTTCCATCCGAAGATAGCAAAGAGGTGGACAGCGAGGTACGGATCAAACCCAGTAAAAAAGAAGCTAAAAAAGAAGAAGTAGCAGTTAATGATGTACCGGATTCTCCATTACAATTAATAGAAGATGAAGAAGAAACTAAAGAAATAGAAGAACCTATTGCTTTAGAAGAAGAAAAAATTCCAGATGTTGAAGGTAAAGTTTTGCCTGAAAATATAGATAAATTAGTTAAGTTTATGGAAGATACAGGCGGCTCAGTAGAAGACTACGTGAGTTTAAACCGTGATGTTTCTAAAATGGATAATGTTACTTTATTAAGAGAATTTTACAAAAACTCAAAGCCCCATCTAGATGCAGATGATGTTGAATTTTTACTTAACAAAAATTTTGCATACGATGGAGAAGCGGATGATCCGCAAGAAATTAAAGCTAAGCAATTAGCTTTTAAAGAAGAACTATTTAATGCTCAAAATCATTTTAACTCTAGTAAAGAGAAATATTATGCTGATCTTAAGTTAAGAAAGCAAAATGATATACCTCCTGAACAACGCGAAGCAATTGAGCACTATGATAGTTATAAGCAACAAAAAGCTGAAAGTGAGGTTAAAATCGAAAGATTTAAAAAACAAACTGACGCAGTTTTCAACAAAGATTTCAAAGGTTTTGATTTTAAGGTTGGTGAAAACAAATATCGTTACAAAGTTGAAAACCCACAAAAAGTTAAGGAATTTCAATACTCTATTAATAATTGGATTGAATCGCATATAGATAAAAAAGGAAACGTTATAGACGCTGCCGGTTATCACAAATCTATGTTTGCTGCAAGAAATGCAGATAAAATAGCTGGACATTTTTACGAGCAAGGCCGTGCCGATGCAATACGTGAAAGTGCAAAAAAAGCAAAAAACATAAATATGGATCCTAGAAAAGACAATGCTTCAATGCCAAAAACTAATACAT